AGTATATGAATTAAATAGGCTTTGGATGAATGATATTTGTCCAAAAAATTCAGAAAGCAGATTCATTGGTTGGGCATTGAGAAAGTTAGGCAAAATAAAGCCAGCCCTAATAATAGTAAGTTACGCAGACACGGAGCAAAACCATTCTGGAATAGTTTATAGATCGACAAATTGGGTTTATACAGGGCAAACAAAACCAGTATTAGAATATCAAGTAAAGGGGATTAAAATGCATAGCAAAACTGTGTCGAATAGCGTTGGTCAATCGACCGACAAAAAAAGCAAAAAACAGATGCTGGAAGAATTTTATGGAGATAATTTTTATATGAAAGAACGGAGCAAAAAACATCGCTTTGTTTATTTTTGCAATCCAAAGGACAGAATGCTTCTTAAATGGCAGGTTGAATAAGTTAAACAACCCACTTGACGAAAGAGAGCTTAAAGCTAGGCACAATAAATGATTAGTTCAGCCGAGGTCAAGGCCCACGCCATTCTTCAGTCACTCCTATTTGAGTGCGACAGGCGAAAGCTCTATGCCGCGAACCGATCACAGGAAAAGATTGAACTTATCCGGGCGGCGGTGGCCGAGCTTCTAAAGAATGGAATTCCAACGGCTGTCATCGCTAAGACGCTCAAGATTTGCCAAGGATCGGTGCAGTATCACGCCAGAAAACTAGAATCAAAGGGCAAGATAAAACGGTGCGGTATGTTCTGGGGTGCGGTTTTGGCGATGCTTATGGGCATGAACGCACAATCCAGCACGATCTATGTGGGCAAAAACCTAGACCGCAAGACCCCAAAGAAAGTGATGATGTGCCGAATCACGGCCTATTGGCAGAACGAGGACGGCTGGACAAAGAGCCTTAAAAGCTCCACAGGCAAGCGATTGGTTAGTGGCAAGTCATGTGCGGTTGACCCAAAAATTATACCCTATGGATCGAATGTAATTGTGGAGGGCAAGCGATATGTGGCGCATGATACCGGGACAGCAGTTATCGCTCGCAAGGCAAGCAAGGGTGCGCCAGTTGTGGATGTGTTTTACAAGACGGAACGGCAAGCCCAGCGGGAAATGAACCGGGTTGGACGGTATGCAAGGGTGGCAATCGAATGAACCACCCGCATGGCCAAGACCCAGCCGACTCGATGCTCGCCAGCTACACGCCCGACATGGCAGACGCTATCGATACCCTTGAAGATGAGATGCGGGAGAGATTGGCAAAGCTGGGAGACATGAATAAAACGGTGAACCTAGATCGGCTCGCAAAGGAAATGGCCTCAATCATAGAGGCCAAGATTAAGACGGAGGGCAACACGCCCACAATCAAGCACAAGCGAGATGACACATTGGATGAAGCCATCCTAGCCGTAGTGGAGAACCGATCCCCGGATAGCCTGACCAGCATAGCCAAGAAATACATAAACCCATCTACAGGCAAGCCATACACACGAGCCGCCCTATGCGCTCGCTTGTCCGAGTTCCGCAAAAGAACAGGGCTATTCTTTCGAGTGCAACGGAGCGATAGGGTTAAGGAGATTTACCGGGAGCGGGCCAAGCGAGTCCACGCACGAAGGCGCGAGGAATGCCCGAAGTGGAACGTGGACGCATGGAACAAGGGGCTAAAAAAGCGATGCAAGTAGGCTCCAGGGTTGTGTGCGTTGATGACCAGTTCCCCAAAGAACTCAGTCAGTTCTATTGGCGTTTCCCCATCGAAGGCCCGATCTACACCATCAGAGATATGGGCGTTGGGGTATCAATAAACGGTGAACCCGGAGAGGTCTATGTGCTTTTAGAGGGCATCGAGAACCCGCGATCTACACAACCCCCCTACCCAGAACGAGGCTTTAATGCAGAGCGTTTTCGCGAGATCGAACCACCAGCAACGGATGAGGTCGAGGCCGAAGCCCCAGCCTATGCCGATGCCTAACCAACGGAGATCCTAATGAGTAACAACGAAAAACAGGTCGGAATGGAACTAAAGAAAACGGTGAGCAAATTGGAGGAGGCCAAGGAACAAGCCATCAAAAACATGGGGGGGGCTATCAGCCTAGCCGCTGACGCAGGGGACATCATCCTGTCAGCAAGGGGGGAGGGGTTAGACCTAGACCTTGTGTTGCAAGTCGCTGGTATCAATGGGGAACAAGCACGCCGCTTAGAAAGAGTGGCAAAGAATCGCCCCGCACTAAGCGCACCTAATAGCACACAGCTTAAGCAGTTGGCACTATGGGCAGGGGTGCTACCCGACCCCATCGAGACCTCGATCCCCAAGGCCGAGAAACTCTGGCACGATTACATCGTTAAAGCAAGGCAATGGATCGCTAGTAAAAGCGTAAAAACATGGAGCGACACACAACGCCTTGAGTTCATCGAAGAGGCCAAGCCAATCGTTGAGGCTTATCGAGAGGCTGGTGGCGAATGAACGCACAAGGCACGACAAGCCAACGCAATCGCGCGAGGATGGCTCTAAAAATTTTGAGGAGGGGCGGGGTGGGTCAAGAAGGCTTCCGCGCTCAAAACCCTCTAAAAACAGGTTCCGAGCGCATAAATTCTGAACGAGTTTAGCATCAACCACTTACATAAACACAACTCAATCTAGCTTTTGCAAGTAACTAATAATCAAAACAAATGAAATTTCCGTGTCTCCTTAGAAAAAAAGTGGATGAGCTTTCCCCTGCTCCATATAACCCAAGGAAAATTTCAGATGAAGCCCTTGGGCGATTGACGAAAAGCCTGTCAGAGCTTGGAGACTTGCAACCTATCACATGGAATCATCGAACAGGAAATGTGGTTGGAGGCCATCAGCGGCTGAAATGCTATCAAGCAATGGGCAAAACAGAGGTTGAAGTATGGGCGGTTGATCTGCCACTAGACAAAGAGAAGGCGGCGAATATTGCTCTAAATAAATTGAGTGGAGAGTTCGATATGCCACAACTCAAAGACCTATTGGAAGAGATTGATACTGGAGAATTGGATTTAGAGATTACAGGATTTGGCATAGATGAGATTGCCGAAATGATGGAAAAGGTGGGGGACGATGAAGCTGAAAAAGGAGGGGGCGAAAAATGCGAGGCTTGTGGCCGTCCCTTGTAATGAATGATAAAACAAAAAGAACTATGCGAGGCGTGGGGAATAACCAAGGGAGCAATTTCTCAAATGGTAAAAGCGGGAATGCCCCTCACCTCCGAAGCAGACGCAAGCCGATGGCGGTTGGCAAATCAAAAGAAGCCAAGCCGCATTCAACCAAGGCTCAAACTCTCGCCGACCTCTTACGATCAATCAGATGTCTCGGAATCTGTCGACTCACAAAAATTGGAAACTCCGCATGGCAGATTGATTCGAGCGAGGAAGGCCGAGCTAGTTGCTTACTCGTTATTGACCGCCGCATATCGGGAAAAGAACGCCGTGGCGATGAGGGCCGCAGTAGCTGGACACAATCAAGCCAGAAAGAGCGTAGCCGAGGCGGAAACAGAACTGGCACGATACGAGGAGCAAGCCAAAATAACAATGCGAACAAGCGAAGTTCAAGAAATATATACGAAATTTTTGGGACGAATTCGAGCACTATTGGATGCGCTCCCGGCCAGTTTAGCAACCAGAGCCAATCCTAGTGACCCAGACTGCGCCAAGACAGCTATTCAAGAAGGCATAGATCAAATCTTCATCTCAATCCAAAAAGCAGAGGAGGCATTCAAATGATAATTATGCCCACAAACAATACTGGATTTATGATAGGATATTTAGCTGGAAAGTTTTTGGGTTCAATAGGTCTTTTAATATCTCCAAATGGATGGCGATATATACCAGAGGTGATTCCATATGCCCTAGATAATGGGGCTTATTACGCATTCACCAACAAAACAGAATGGGATGAGGCGGCATTTTATGAAATGCTGGGCAAAGTTGAGCTATCAAGGAAGCCATTGTGGGTTGCTTGCCCAGATAAGGTTTTGGACAAAGATGAAACAATCGCAAAATGGAGCATATACTCACCTAAAATTAAAGCATTAGGATTTAGACCAGCCTTTGTGGTGCAAGATGGAATGACTCAAGACGATGTTCCCAGCGATGCAGATGTTATATTTGTCGGAGGCTCGTTTGAGTGGAAATGGAAGATGTTGCCAGAATTTTGCAGAATGGGGAGGAGAGTTCATTGTGGTCGGGTTAATTCGTACGAAGGTCTTTGGATATGTGACGAAAATGGTGTTGAAAGTTGTGATGGGACGGGTTGGGTGCGTGGAGGAATTAAAAGATTGCAACCACTCATAAATTATTTAGAAGAGAAATATGGAGAAGGGAGAAATCAAAGATGTTTGCTAAAGACCTAAACAAAACAAAACTTGGAGGTGCAAGATATACAATTACGCAGAGTTTTACTTTTGATGCGTCTCACAATCTGCGCCCAGATGATTTTGCCTATCTCAAAGAACCCAGCTCCATGATTTTTGATGACCTACTCAAATGTTTTAGAAATCATGGGCATACCTACAAGCTGGACATTACATGGGAGGGATTCCCAACTGATGACAAGCCTATGATTTATCCATTTGGTTTCCTAAAAAAATTTTCCAAGGAACTTGTTGCTGGTTGCGATCACCACAACCTAAACGAAGTTTTTACTTGGCCGACCACGCTTGAAAATCTTGCAAACTGGTTTTTCAAAAGACTTCTTATTTATGAATCTGAAAGAATAAAATTAATAAGTGTTGAACTTCGAGAGGGTGAAAATAATAGGGTAAAGGTTGAAAAGCTATGAAGCCGCGAGTTTATTTGTCTGGAGCGATTTACGGAACAACCGACCAAGAACAAGAGTGGAGAAAAATTGCAACAAAAGGACTTGAGGATTTATTTGAAATACTGAACCCACTAGACAGGGATTTTCGAGGGACAAAGTTTGATGTGGTGAATAGCACAACAATAGTTAAGCAAGATATGGCCTCGATAGATTATTCAAATGTAGTTCTTGTAAATGCAGAAAAGCCCGGATGGGGAACAGCCATGGAAGTTTTTTATGCACACATGAAGGGAAAGCCAGTTTTGTTTTTCACATCAAACGACAATCCGTCTCCTTGGCTTTTGGCTAGGGCAAGATGGATTTCTAGTCTTGAAGAGGCAATAGAAGAATTAAAAAAATTAAGAAAAACAATTATTGAGTGTGTTGGATGCAATACGCCATTCAAATGATACTCATGGGACTAAAAATTGGAATCGGAATTGCGCTTGGCCTAGCCTTGCTTAATATAGCATTCTGGGCTTGCGTGATTATTGTTTATGGCATTGTGTGGATTTTGGAATCCATAGTCAAGATGCTTAAATGAAACGCTCTCCACTTAAACGCAAAACTCCACTTAAACGAGGCGGAAGGCTTCGCCCGATATCAAATAAGCGAGCCAAACAGATTAAAGAATATGCCAAGGTCAGACAGGAATATCTTTCATTAAATCCATCATGTGAAATATGCGGCAAAAGGGGAACCCAAATTCATCACAAGAGGGGAAGATTCCAAGAAAGACTAAACGATAAAAACTTCTTTATGAGCGTGTGTTCTTGTTGTCACCAATGGATTCACAACAATCCACAGGTTGCTTATGCAAAAGATTACATGGTGAAGCGATGAATGAACGCAACAAGTTTCATCAAGGAATTGTATCTTCCAAGGCCAAGGTTAAGTATTACCGAGTGGGCAGAGAGAAATTTGATGTTGTCTGCGAGAGTGACGAACATCCCCGGCCCATACTCGACAAATTTGACTCCCTATTGCAGAGAGCCGCTAGAATGTTTTGGAAATGATGCGGTAAGAAGATTGACGCTTGTTTGGGGAGCGCAGACATCAAAGACAACCACAATCCTTGCGGGGCTGGCGTATAAAATAGCAGAAGCACCTTGTCCCGCCTTATGGGTAATGCCTAGCGAATCTTTGGCTAGATCATTCTCAGAAACACGATGGCTTCCAATGATTGATGATTGCCCAATCCTAGCCAAAGAGAAACCAGACAATACCGATAAAATAAAGATACTTGAACAGCATTTTCGCAGATCATCATTGTGGTTCGTGGGAAGCAACTCTCCGAGTGCTCTTTCTAGTCGTAGCGTTTCGACACTCCTTCTTGATGAAGTTGATAAATTTTCAGACGGCACAGGCTCCAAGGAAGCTGGGGCGTTGCAGTTGGCGGAAGCTAGGGTCGCGACCTATCCGAATCATCTTGTAGTCAGCACCAGCACCCCAACAACAGCAGATTCAATTATCTGGTCGGAGTGGCAAAAGGGGGATATGCGATTCTATTTTGTGCCATGTCCCCATTGTGGGATGAAGCAGAAACTACTTTGGGGACAAGTTAAGTGGGACGAAAAAGCAAAGATCGAGGAAGCGGTTTATGATTTCAGCATAGTCAAAAATTCAGCTTATTATGAGTGTGAGGGATGCAGGGGAAAGATTACGGACGGCCAGAAAACAAAGATGCTTCGGGAGGGCGAGTGGATGGCAACCAATCCCAAGGGCGAACCGGGACGGCGATCCTATCACCTCAACGGCCTATACGCTCCGTGGGCAACCTTTGGTTCCCTAGCGGTTAAGTTCTTACAAGATAAGCACGGCGGGATTCTAGGCTTGCAAGACTTCGTGAACCGAGTTTTGGCTGAGCCTTGGATGGAACACGATCAAGAGAAGATCGAGATTAAGCCTGGAGCCTACCGAATGGGCGAGGTTCGCATGGGCGAGAAGCTCATCATGGCTTGCGACATACAAGAAGCTGGTGGATTCCATGCTTGGTGTATTGTTCGGGCTTGGGATGCGGAGGGGAAAAGCAGATTGGTATGGGCTGGAAGGCTAGAGACTTGGGGGGATATCAAGGCCAAGCAAGATGAGTTTAGCGTTGAGGATAAGTGCGTGTTTATCGACTCAGGCGACCAAACCAGAGATGTTTATTTGAATTGTTGCGTGAATGGATGGATTGCTCTAGTCGGTTCGGATAAAACCAGCTTCTCGGAAATTGCAGGGAATCAAAAAGTGCAAAGGCCATATTCAAGACTAGCCAATGGCGATCCCTTCAGCGGAAAATCCACAGGCTCCAAGATTGGGTGGAAGTGGAAGCTATGCCCTGTTTGGCGTTGGTCTAACCCTGTTTTCAAGGACATCCTAGCAACTCTACTTAAAACCGATGGCTTTATTGCCGAGGATACCCCCGATGTTTGGAAGGTTCATATTGATTCAGAAGTGAAGGTCGAGGTAAAGAATCCCCTTACCGGGCGCACCCGCCGAGTTTGGAAGCAAGTAGGAAAGAATAATCACTTAATGGATTGCGAATGTATGGGGCTATGCGGCGCGGCCTTGCATGGGCGGTTAAGGGTTGTGCCTACAAGTTTGACAGAGGAGGACTTGCATGGCTAGTGGAGCATTTGTTGGTTTGCCAGCCACCACCTTAATTTCACTTCGGGACAAGTATGTGACTTGTTTGGAAGCGATAGCGGTGGCGGGGGCGAGTTATTCCATCGCGGGGCGTTCTTTCAGCCGAGCCAATTTGGGCGAAGTTACCAACACGATTGCAGAACTAAACCTAGCCATCCGAGTAGCCACACGGACGCAAGTATATCACACCTATGCGGCATTCGGGCCAGTTAGGACTATGGGCGGAGCGTGAAGAAGGTTGAATTGAATTTGATTGATAAGGCGGTTGCCTTTTTCAATCCTAATGCGGCGGTTGAGCGTTTGGCAAGCAGGGCAAAGCTAACCAAGTTTGAGTATGACGCTACGATGTATAATCGCCAGCGAAGAGTTCCAAGCCAGTTGCAGGGCGCAGAGGGTTTCCGATCCAATTATGATCGGGTAGAAATGATGAAGAGGGCGCGGGACTTGGATCAGAACTTTGGCCTTGTTCGCTCCCTACTCCTAAAGTTTGCTACTCATGTAGCCGCAAATATCACCTATCAAGCCAGAACCACAGACCAGAATGTTAATAGCGATGTTGAGGCATATTGGAATAGCTGGTGGGACAAGTGCGATCTTTCGGGACGGCATACAGGCTCGATCCTTATGCAAATCGCAACAATGTCGATGCTTCGGGATGGTGACTTTTTCTTTATTTTGGTTCGTGATCAAGACGGCAATCTTCGATTGCAAGGCGTAGAGGCAGACCGAATCGGCGATCCGTTCCGCACCTACACTAGCCTTAATCTTATCGGTGGAATCCATATCAACCAAGAGACAGGCGCACCAGACGGCTACGATGTTTATCTTAGGACGTTTGGCAACGCCTATATGTTTCAAGCCACGATTGCCGCGAACCAAGTTTTCCACCTATATGACCCGCTTCGGATAGATCAATATCGAGGTGTAACAGCTTTTTGCACGGCGATTAACGATGCCACGGACATATATGAGATCGTGCAGATGGAGAAGATGGCCGCTAAAATTGCAAGTTCGCAGGGTGGAATCATTAAGCGTAACAACAACAATGCCACCGATCTTGCCAATCTGACCAATGATTTAGACGCAAACAATCAGACCATTAAGATTGAAAGCATCGAGCCGGGACGGATCACATACTTGGAGCCGGGCGAGGAAATGCAGTTCCCCGATTCGCCCAATCGTCCCGGCAACGGCTTCCAAGAATTTCACAAAATTTTGCTTCGGAATATCTGCATGGGTGTCGGCATTCCCTATTCGTTTGCCGTTGATCCTTCGGCCATGTCGGGGCCAACTGCTCGTCTTGAAATGCAACAAGCGTCCCGCACGTTCAAGCGTCATCAGAAATTGCTTGAAGATAAAGTGCTCCGCCCTGTTAAGAATATTGTTATTGCAGATGCGGTTTCAAGGGGATTGATTAAGAACAATATCGGAACCAAAACAACTAAGGGCGTGTTTAACTTTGGAGCCAATGTTTCGATTGATCTTGGCCGTGAATCTGAATCGGCGATTGCCGAGTTTAAGTCCGGGCTACGGACAGGCTCCGACATCATGGCAGAGCGCGGGCAAGATTTTGAAAGCTCCATCATTCTAAAGGCACAAGAGGCCAAGAAGATTTCCGATCTTGCTAATCAATACAACATACCCGCAACCTCAATTTCCGATATTACGGAAAGTGCCTTGTTTGCCCAAGCCCAAAGCAGGTCGCAACTCAACCCAGACGGATCGCCAGCAACGCCACAACAAGGCGCAACAACGGATGGATCGCCTACGCCTACTGGTCAAGAGGCTCTCATCGACTACTCGCTCAACGGAGCGCAGATTTCTTCGCTTATTCAAATCATCAATGCGGTTGCCGCTGGTGCGATTACTCAAGAGGGAGCGAATGCAATCATCCGTGGAGCATTCCCCAATATTCCAGATCAAGTCATTCAGAGTATTGTGGCTGGAATTAATGTTGGTACGCTTGCCCCTACTGGAAAAGTTACAGCGGGAGAAGCGGCGCAAGTTCCAACCCCGCCGCCAATCGACCAGACCAAATCAGAAAAACTTGGATCAAATGATGTTCCCGCAATCGGAGAGCAAGATACAGAAACAGGAAAATACGAATCTGGTGGCGATGGTGATATTGATGTGGGTGAGGAGCGTGAGCCAACCGAAAAGGGCGCAGTTGAAAACCTTCCTACTGGTAGCACTAAAGAGGGCAAACTTGAGCCTAAAGTACCAAGCATTTTAAGCTCTTTAGACAAGCAAAGCGTTGAACTTTTGGTTAAGGGAATGCTTAATGCTTGTGAACTTGGCAAATATTCGGACATTGATTTTACCCCGCCACAAGGCGTAAAGGAAGCGGCCAAGAGGGGGCTAGAAGTAAGGGCAACCAAGCCAGCCAGTCAGCGCGGAGGAACGCCAGTTGGGATCGCAAGGGCTAGGGATTTGTCCGGGGGCAAAGAAATTTCTCCTGACACAGCAAGGCGCATGAAGGCATTCTTTGATCGTCACGAAGTGGACAAGGAAGGCTCGACTTGGAGCGAGAAGGGTAAGGGGTGGCAAGCATGGCAACTTTGGGGCGGTGATGCTGGATATGCTTGGGCAAAGAAGCTGGTTAAGCAAATGAATAGCCGAGACGAACAGCTTGAAGAGCCAGCCGCTTGCCCCATCGCCACGCAAGACATCAAGACCAATTTAGAAAACAGGCAGAACGCTGTGGACGATGCAAACTATGGCCCCGCCAATCCCAACGAGCCAAACGAGGATTATTGGAAAGCCAAGGCCAACGAGTTTCAAGGCGATGTAGCTACGGCCAAAAAGATGCTTTGCGGAAATTGTGCCGCCTTTAATCAAACCAAAAAGCTACTAGGTTGCATAAGCAAGGGAATCGGGGAGGATGCTGGCGAGGTAGAGGTGGGCGGTAATCTTGGATATTGCGAAATTTTTGATTTCAAGTGCGCGGCCAAACGAACTTGTGATGCCTGGATCGTGGGTGGCCCAATCACAGACGATAAAAAAAAAGTAGAGACTGAATTTGTAGCGGGTAGGGATTGTGGGCAAGATGAGGGAGGGACTTTCGGCCCAAACAATAAATGTGCGGTAGGATATGGAAGGCCAGCCGAAAAAGGTGGATATACACCAGAAAGACCGGGCGGGAAGATGCCTAAAGATTATGTGCGCCCAACGTCTCAAGACAAATCTTCTAAATCAACAGAAAAAGAGACACCCGGTAAAAGAATAAAAAGAAGTCAAGGAATTGATAGTCTAAACGAACAGATAGACAACATTGACGGATATCAGATTGTCGGAAAAGAGCCTGTAATTAAAAACGCAAAAGAAAAAGTAATAGAAAGGCTTAAAACAATTAAAAACCTTTTAAGCGATAAAGATGCAAAAGATAATATTGATATCATTAAAGACACGAGGAAAGACCTAGATTTTTGGAAAAATGAATTTAAGGGTACAAAATATAAATATATCGCAGATGATATCGACAAGTCTATCTCAAACATAGACAACATTCTAAAAACCTATTAATTGACAAAGGACAAAAGCTCATGGAAAACGCCAACGGCGAGACAATTCTTACCAATCTGCTTATCTATCAGAATCAGCTACGCATATTTCATTGGCAGACAAAAAGTTATAGCCAGCACAAGAGCTTTGGAAAAGCTTATGAGATGCTCGATGAAAAGATCGACAATTTCCTAGAGACATTCTTTGGCAAGTATGGGCGCATCGTTTCGGCCTCTGTGTTTGGCATTGAGCTAGACAACTTCTCACCAGAATCCTTTGGTGAATACAACGATGAGTTTATTGCCTTCTTGTCGGATGAGCTTCCCGGCTACTTGGCCGAAGGAGACACCGATCTTTTGAATATTCGAGATGACATTCTTGGAGCAGTTAATCGCCTTAAGTATCTCCTAACCCTAGCCTAATATGCCACTACCCAGCCCAGAGAAAAAAGACAAGATCAAGGATTTTGTTGGTCGCTTTATGGGCAACGAAACAGCCATAAAGGATTTTAAGGATGTAAAGCAGAGGGCGGCAGTTGCCTATCAGACCTATCGGGATTGGAAAAAGAAGCAGAGGCGCAACAAGTCCCTAGAGGATGCGAGCCTTATACCCGCCGTCTATATTTTGAGCCAAGGGGAGGCCAAGGGGCATGATCTCTGGATCGACAAGACCAGCATCGAACAGGCTTTTGAATTGATGAAGAAAGCCCCCAACGGAGTTAAGGTTAAGATGAACCACGGCTCCGGGCTGGATGCGGTTGTAGGATTTGCTCGCAACCCCCGCATCGAAGGGGACAAGCTCAAGGCCGATCTCCACCTCTTAAAAAGCTCGCCTCACTACGGACTTATCAAGGAAATGGCAGACGAAGCTCCAGACCAGTTTGGAGTTTCCTTGGCCTTTATGAACGAATCTGAAACCATTGGAGGCAAGGACTACATTCGACCCCAGAGCATCGCTTCCGCTGATTTAGTTAGCTCCCCTGCATCCAACGAGAGATTTAGAGATTTCGCAACCACAGAAAGCGAAATGCTTGTCTTTGCGGTTGGCACAAAATTAAGGTGCTGGGAAGGCTACAAGCCAGCTAAAGGAGTCGAGGCTTATGCTCCAGGCTCTTGCGTTAAGGCCGAGGCTAAAGAAAATTTGGGCTACAATGCGGGAGGCCAGAGCGTCCCCGCTGATATTAAACAAGCAGTTGTCGAGAGCGACCCAAAACTTGACAATAAAGGAAAATCTAACATGGACGAATATAAAACTCAGATGGAAGGCTTGATGAAGCGTCTGGAAGCTCTCGAAGCCATCGTAACCCCGAAAACTGAAAACAAGGATGTCGTTGCCGAAGGTGCAAAGGCCGAGGGTGAAACCCCTGCCGTTGAGACCAAGGAAGACACCAATATGAGTGAGCTTGTGAAAAAAGCCCTCGTTGAATTTGGCATCAAGCCCATCCCCGCCAGCCCCGCTGTAGAGGAAAAGGTCGAAGCCAAGGTTGAACCTAAAACTTTTGAAGCTCTTGTAGCGGCTCATGCCGATTACGGAACCTCAAAGCTATCGGCCATGAAAGCCGTTATGCTCTCAAACCCCACTGAATATGCCGAAGCTCTTAGCCGTGGCATTAGCAAAATCTAACAAAGGACAATAAAAAATGAGTTCACAAATTGACGGACATTTTCGTACCTTCGGTTTCTCCACGGCTATCTCGGCCTACCGCTTGGTAATCCCCTCCACCACCACAGCGGGTTTCGCTGATGTGGCGACTACTGGCACGGTTCGCGCTATCGGCGTAGTGCAACAGGACGTTGCCGCTGGTGATGCTGGCACGGTCAAGCTGTTCCACCCCACCTTCTTTGCAACCGTGTCTGGCACGGCGGCTGTTGGTGATGTGGTTCGCTTTGATTCAGCCGGGCAAGTGACCTCGGCGGCTAGTAATATCGGGACTGCCGGAATCGCTCTGGAAGCGGCCACGGCAACTTCGGCGGTTATCGAAATCGCTGTTCCGTTGTACTAAACAATCGTAACAACAACCAAGAAAGAATAAAATAATATGTCATTTGTAAATGGCGGAACAACGATTCGGGCAGACATCAACCAAGCGTTGATCGAAGGCCCAAGTGATGTCGGATTGATCGGTGCGGAACTTCTTCCCCTGCTCAACGTCCCGGCTAAAAGCGGAATTTATCTCAAAGCGACTCTCGCTGGTGCTGATCTGCGTAATGCGGACGCTCTCAAGCGTGATATCGCTTCCGAATATGCGGCGATCACTCGCTCGTACAATTCGGCAACCTATACAACGCAAGAGACAGGACTTATCGAGTACCTCGATGACAGCTTCCGCTCGGACATGAGCAGGTTTTTCTCGATCGAGGCTTCCTCGGCGAAGTTCTTGCTCCGTCAGTTGAAGCTCTCTCACGAGAAGCGGGTTTCCGATCTTCTCTGGGCGAGCACGACTCCGTTCACGACTGCCGATCAAACTCGTGCAGTTGCCTATACGGAAGCCAATATTGCCACCATCAACGCTCCCGCTGACGTTGCCGCCGCAAAGCTCGCTCTTGCGAAATTGGGATATCAAGCAAATTGCGTAGCGATGAGTGCTAATGTGTTTGAGCGTATTCGCCGTTCCACCTATCTCCAGAATATGTTCTTCGGAGTTATCTCCGATGTTGGCCCTCGCTTGCTTGATGAAGCGCAGGTGGCCGCTGGTCTGGGTGTGGAGAAGGTTCTGATTGGGCGTTCTGCTCGTAATACTGCCAACAAGAATCTTGCCTACTCTGGTTCGTTCATCGTTCCCGATGCACAAATCATCGTTGCAAACATTCAAAGTGGCGAGTTCACCGCTGGTGGAGTGGGTCGCACCCTCGTGTGGGCTGATGACGCTCCCGGTGGCTTCATCTCGGAAACCTTCCGTGATGACGCTCGCCGTTCCAACGTCCTTCGTGTTCGCATGAACACTGCGGAAGTTGTGATCGATGCGAATGCTGGTGTGCGTATCACCACGAACTACGTCTAAAGTCTCGGTTCTAGTCTGGTTCCTCTGAAGAAGGGGGAGTGAGTGAATAACTTGCTCCCCCTTTTTCTTTCTATTGACATCTTAAAATAACTAGAAATCCTATCTGAAATCCTCTTGAATGAAACACGATCTTTCCATATACCTAATTGCGGGAAATGAAGAAGCCTACATTGAGCGTTGCCTTAAATCGTTTGCCCCAGCCGCAAAAGAGATGGTTGTTTGTATTGCTAGGGGGTCAGCTACTCCCGACAAAACTGAAGAGATTGCATTGGCTCTCGGTGCTCGAATTGTTCACTATAAAAATAAAAAGACTGATTGGCCTTTCATAGATAACTTTGCAGACGCTAGGAATTTGGCTTTAAATGCCTGTTCCTGTGAGTTTCAAGCGTGGGTAGATGCTGATGATGTGATGGCGGAAGATGGGGTGGCTACGATTGACGAAGCAATCGATCAGTTAATTCAAAGGGATGGGCATTTAGTGGCTCTAAAATATTGGGTGGAGAACGCCTCTCTATGCCCATTAAGGGAAGAAGTTTCTAGGAAGGGAACTTGTGAATGGAAAAGCAGAGTTCACGAAACCTTGGTTGCTTTTGACCAAAGCAAGATGTTTGGCTTGGATAAGATTTGGCGCATCCACAAGCCACACGGATATAAGAAGTCAAGCGCGGATCGGAACTTTAAAATATTGCAAGACGAATTGCAAGAAGCTCCAAAATCTCTTTATTACACACAACAAGAATATTTCCTATCCGGGCAACACGCCAAGGCGATTGAATACGGAAAGAAGGCTTTGGCATTCCCCGATCTAGATGAAACCCTTAAATATGATGTTCTTTTGAATCTTGGGCGATGCCATCCAGAGGAATCTGAAAGACTTAAATACTTGGGCGAGGCCGTCACCTGCCAGCCAGAAAGAAGAGAGGCTCACTATTACGCCTCCTTGCTCTACGCTTCTAAGGGTCAATGGGTAAAGGCGTGGGGATCGGCTCGCTCTGCAATCTCGCTTCCCCGCCCATCCACACACTACTGGAATCTTCAAGAGCCAGTCTATCGCTGGCAGACTTTGGACATTTATCGGACGGCCTCAATATGCATAGGCAACACCGCTGAAATTGAGAATGCAAATAAGGCATGGACTAACCCGCCCAAAATCACGCTAGTTCACGCCACTAGGGGCAGGGCAAATGTGGCCTATCAGCGCAGGTTCCAATGGCTTTCCTTAGCCGCAGAACCCTTGGCAATCGAATGGCTCTTCATGGTAGATCACGATGACCCAGAAAACTATGTGCCTCACGGAGCAATTCGTTGCAACCCCGGAGGCATTATTCATGCTTGGAACGAGGGGGCAAAAAGGGCTAGGGGTGAGGTGATTATTCAAATGAGCGATGATTGGAGTCCGCCCCGCAACTGGGATGCCCTAATTTTGAGCGCAATAGGGGATACAAAGGCCGAGAAAGTGCTGGCAGTATCAGATGGCCATAGGCAAGATAAACTGCTCTGCATGGCGATCCTGACGCAATCTAGGCTAAAAAAGCAAGGCTATATGTTCCACTCAAGCTACCAAGAGTCCGATGGCTTATATTCAGACAACGAATTTACTCAGCGAGCTTATGATGATGGCGTGGTGGTTGAAGCGAAAAACATTGTCCTAACCCACGAAAACCCTATGTTCACCGGAGGACAACAAGATGAGCACTTCAAAAACCACAACAAGCCAGAGCATTATGAGAAAGGAAAGGCGATCTATGAAAAACGCAAAGCAGATAATTGGGTGTAGAAAAGCTAAAAAGGGGGAGGATACCAAGGAGCTTGGTATAATTAAATTCGGGAAGTCTCGACCTGACCCCACCAAGTATGTAAAGGTGGATATAACCTATGACGAAAAAGCAGAGAAATATTTGTATGAGTGTGGTATGTTGGCATTAAAGCACGACAAGGAAGCAGTCATTGAATATATGATTGTTAAGGCTCTTACTGGATACGCAAAGTGCAAGAAGTAACCATCAACGATCCATTTGGACAAGCCTTAGCAAAATATAGCAAAGGCAAAAAGATTGGCCTAGAGATTGGGGGGGGAACCGGGGACGGCTCCACTCAATGTATTTTCACAGAAAAGCTATTTAGCATTGAGATAAACCAAGACCGCATTGGGCGGCATCGTATGAACCTAGAGGCCAAGGGAGGAGTCTCCATTCACGGCTCCGCTGTTATAAGGGATTTATGGATGGACAAGTTGGATATTCTTGGATTTTACACAAACAAAAAAACCAATCTTAATCAGTATTCTTTAGATGTGGTTAATGGTTGGTATTCTGAATGTTTTGATATGGCTAAAGAGTTCAAAACAAACGCCATTGAAGATATTCACTTTGATCATAATGTGGACTTCGACTTTGTATTGATTGATGGTTCGCCTTTTTCTGGCAAGGCAGAACTTCGATGCTTACGACCATTCTTGGCAGATAAGGCAATCATAGCCCTAGATGATGTGAACGACATCAAAAACTTTGATAATTACCACAAGCTAAAAGGAAATGTTGAATTGCTTTGGGAAGATTGGAACGTGCGTAATGGGGCGGCTATCTTTCAATTATGCTGACCATCTTTACCATTGTTCTAAATGGCATGCCTTACATCAAAAGGCACATGGATGAATTTACAAAACTAAAGATTCCTTGGCAATGGCGCATTGTGGAGGGAGTTTCGCTCCCTGTTAATTGCACCCGCTGGTGCAATGAAATTTCCTATAAGTGGCATAAGAACTTTTTATCAATAGATGGAACGCACGAATACTTAAACAACATATCTGGTGGAAATGTTTCCGTGTATTGGCAAGCCAAGCCTTTTGCCGGGAAAATTGAAATGATTAAAGAGGCATTGCAGGGCGTAGATCATGGCGTTGTCATGGAAATAGACGCTGACGAAATCTGGACAGCCGACAAGCTGGATGCGGTTTATGG